AGAATGTGAGAGACTACAGACTGTACCTGATGGGTATACGTGTGGCGTATCAAACACACAACGCTACAAGATGTTAGGTAATGGGTGGACAGTGGGCGTAATTAAGCATATCTTTAATGGATTAAAGACAACATAAGGACATACAGCAATGGTACTTAATGAGCAACAAAAGTTAGACATAATACGTGAAGCAATGCAACGCATTGAGGATGCACTACGCAAGTCAGTAGAGAAGGGTAACGACACAGATTTACCTATTGCTTTGGCTATGTGTGAATTAATCAACCCCAACAAGATGAAAATTGAGGAGACACCGTAACATGACAAAACTACAGCTTAACAAAAATGAATACGCAGACATTTCTGATAACCATTTGATAGAGGCACTAGGTATCTTACCGCATTGGGTTAAAGAGTGGGTTATATTTGGCAAGGGTATGGACATTATAAAGTACATGACTGATGCCTACGGCTTTGGTAGCTTGTATAAGTTTGGAGGTGAAGTATTAGAGGATGGCTCCTACCGTGGCAGCTATGAGGAAGACCCTGACATGACTTGGGTAGGCAAGATGGATACGCCCAATGGTACAGCTTACTTCTATGAAGCTGCTATACTTGCCTTACCTATGCCTGATGGTAAACACTACATAACAAGGATGGACTGATATGTTTAAAGCAACAATAGCAGCAACTGCACTAATGTTTACAAGTGTAGCCGCACACTCTGGCACAATACAAACCAAGCCAGTGTTGTGCGGTACACCACAGGAGGCATTTGGTACAGTAAAATTTATGAACCAAACTAAAATGTTTGAAGCTGTACAAATAACTACAGTGAAATCACCAGAAGGTTTTGCGTCTGCGCCTATACTTCTGCCCTTAACTATATATATGAACCTAGATGATAAAACCTATTCAATACTAGAGTATCACCCTGAGTATAAACAATACTGCTTAATAAGTTTTGGCAGCGAAGGGAAGTTTGTAAATGAATAAGAATTATTATATAGATGAGTTAATCAAAAAGGTTGAAGACTTAGAGCGTAGACTTGCCTTACTTGAAAAGATACTACTAGCAGGGGATAAATAATGACAAACTTAGTACAGATATTAAGTGGCCTTGTGGTATTTTATATTGGGTTAAAAATGTTTAGTGGTGGTATGAAATCACTAGGAAACATAGAACACTTACAGTGGTTCATTGCTAACCCTATTTACATGTTCATTGGTGGCATAGCAATGACACTAGCATGGCAATCAAGCTCACTGTCCACTACAGCTATCATTGCGTTGGTTGCATCAGGTGCAGTGCCACTACCAGCAGCCATTGCAGCGGTATTAGGGGCTAACATAGGAACTACTGGAACTATATGGTTAGCAGGGCTACTTGTGTCAGACGGTATGCCTAGAGGTGATACACTCAGGATAGCATTAGTGCATACAGGTGTTAATCTACTGATGGCAATTACACTACTACCTTTCGTGCATCACATAGCTAAATATATTGGAAGATTTGGATGATAGAAGTAACACACATAAACCACATGGGTGACGATCTAAGCGTAGTCAATGCTGCCAGGGTATCCTTTGGTAAGCAAAGTGAAGCACAAGGCTACACAGGCAAGGAAGGCGGTGCAATGCGCCCTATCTTAAACGACAAAGATACACGTCTGATACGATACCTAGCCAAGCATGAGCACATCAGCCCCTTTGGTCACTGCTTTGCCAGCTTTCACATCAAGGCTCCCATCTTTGTAGCTAGGCAGCTAGTGAAGCATAAGTTTCTACGTTGGAATGAAATCAGCCGTAGGTATGTAGATGATAAGCCTGAGTTCTACGTACCTGATGAATGGCGTGGGCGTAGTGCTGACAAGAAGCAGGGTTCTAGTGATAAGGTGGTTGATATGTTGCACTGGATAGTTGAAGACCCTTACCTTTCCATAGAAGGCCACACACATTACGACAACGTAATGGATAAACCTAGTAAATGGACAGCAGATGTATACAAATCAATTCGTGATCTTTATAATGCTATGATTAATAGTGATGTATGCCCAGAGCAAGCACGTATGGTACTGCCACAGTCAACTATGACTGAGTGGTACTGGTCAGGCTCACTGGATGCCTTTGCTGACATGTGTAAACTGCGTTGCAAGAAGGACACACAATGGGAAACATTCCTGGTTGCTGTTGAAATAAGTACAATTATGCTTGACTTATTCCCAGTTTCATGGGCATCATTATTAGGTACTACAGAAACACAGATACGTCCGTTTGACACCAGTGAGAGAGGCAGGGCAAGTGAAAGAGTACAAGCTAATCAAGCGTAAGACTAATTGGGTGCTACTAGATGAGGATGACACTGTCATCATAGTAGCTAAGATCAAGAAGACATGTACAGACTACATGAAACAACTTAATGAGGAGACAAACTAAGATGAGCTACAATGACATAGAAGACATCATGCCTATCAGCCAGTACCACAACAACTTGTCTAAGCAAGTAGATGATGCTGAGTGGATGGGCGAAGAAGAAAGAGCCTATGTGCTTCAGTGTGAGCTTGATCAAGTCAAGCGCATGATTGATAACGGCGAACTATACTACGCAAAGTTTTAGCTTATGGTTGTTGGTAGCCAAATAATACTCCCCTTCTTAATAGCTTACGTTGGGGGGTTCATATACTTCTTAGTGAAGGACAATACAAATGATAAGTAAAACTAAGGTGAAGCTAAAAGATACATCCAAGCTATGTGAGTTGATAGACTTCTATATGCACTCTGATGCATTCAAGAAGCTGTCAGGTGCAGCGCAGATAGATTACGAGAGTTGTTTATTTATTGTACGTGATGCTCTAGGCCACGTAAAGCTAACCAACATCACTGGTACGTTAGCTCAAGATGCCTACAATATCTGGCTTAGTCGTGGTATATACAGAGCCAACAAGATAGCATCTGTACTTTCCATTGTACTTAATAAAGGCATCAAGATGGACTTAAAGATAGTCAACCCTATGCCGTTTATTGATCGTGTGCCTAACCCTGCACGTAAGGTGACGTGGACACCAGAGCAAGTCAACGTGTTCCTGACTACAGCGTACAAGCGTTGGCGGTGGCGTAGCATAGGGCTAATCATGCAGATGGCTTACGAGTGGGGTCAGCGTGTAGGTGACATGCGTATGCTTACGTGGACAGCTATAAACTTTGACAAGAAGCGTTGTGACTTAGAACAAAGCAAGAGAGGAGAGTCCGTACATTTACCTATCAGTGATCCATTGATGCATGTGCTCAAGCAGCAGCACGAAACGTTTGGCTTCCAGTGCCTAGTAACGCCACAGATGAGGCCACAGGACGGTGCATACAAGCCCTACAGTAAGGAGACACTATTCAGCTTTGTAAATCAAGTTAAGGCTGCTGCAGGGCTACCTGATGAGCTTACAGCTATGGACATGAGGCGCAGTGCTATCACTGAGATGGCAGAGGCTGGTGTAAGCATAGCAACCATGAAGCAAGTCACAGGTCACACTAACATCAACAGCTTGACACCGTATATCAAGCATACCTACAGTGGCGCATCAGAAGCACTAGCACAAAGACAGGCACACAAGGATAAAGAGTGATGGCTGGAAATAACAAAATATGGAAAGCAGGAGCTTTACGTAGTACAGAAAGTATTGAAAAAAGAAGAGAGCATGACCGACAGAGAAGACGTAAACAACATGAGTATGGAGCAAAGGTATTACGTAGGTATAAATTAATGAAAGGGTGTAGAGAATGTGGTTATAAAAAACATCATGCTGGATTACAATTTAATCACATAAATCCTAGTGATAAATCTTTTACCATAGGTAGGGGTACAAAACACAAGCTTTTTTTGTCTAATAAATCAAAAACCAAACAACTATTAAAGAATGAGATACTTAATAAATGTGAGGTTTTGTGTTCTACTTGCCACAGTATTGTTACTTTTGAAGAAAAACATTACAAGAAAAAGGATGAACAGGATGCCTAACTACATAGATGACTTAGAGCTAACAGAAGGGCAGTCTATACGTCAGGCCTGTCCTAAGTGTGGCAGAAAGAATACCTTTACTGCTACCAAGCGTGATGGTAAGGTTGTCTACAACTGCTACAGCTTGTCGTGTGGTTTGTCTGGTAGACTGTCAACTGGCATGACTAGAGAAGAGATAATGAGTTACACATTGAAGGAGCCACTAGTGGAAACATTCAGTAAAAACAACCAGGTAGACACCTTTGTTTATCCAGAACATGTAACTACCAGTGGCAACTCAGATATAGGTAGATTTAGACAACGCTGGCCTGTGCTCATTGATACTAACTTAATGTACGACATCAAAGATAAACGTGCAGTCTTTCCTATATACAAAGACGGTGTACTAATTGATGCTATTGGACGTTCGTTAGGTGGAGCTATACCAAAGTGGTATAGATACGGAGGTAGTGCAGACTACTACACAAGTGTAGAGCTTACACCTAATGGGGTATACGTCATAGTAGAAGATGTCATTAGTGCTATCACTGTAGCTAGGCATTTTCCAGGAACTACTGGCTTTGCTATACTTGGTACTAGCTTGACACAAGAGCACATAGCGTGTATAGGTGACAATGCCACTTCAGTTGCTGTTGCACTAGACCCTGATGCAGTAAGTAAAACATTAAAGTTTAAACGTAACATAGAAATGTGGACAGGCGTAACTACTAAGGCTCTATCCTTAGAGGATGACTTAAAGTATGAAAGGGAGAAAGACTTAGCTAAACTAGAGAGGATGATAGCCAATGAGCAAGAGTGGCAAAAATATGCAGAACCCTATGGCTAGAGACTTGCGGCAACCTAAGTATAAGCAACAAGTCATACCTGACAAGAAGAAGCCAGTAAGTAAACGCAAAGATAAGCACAAAGGAGATAAGGATTGCAGTTAGAATTTGATCTTCCTCTACCTTTAGTTGCTACTATTAAAGAAGGACTAGAATGTAACAAGTGCGGTATTTATCAACCCTTTGATAACTTCTCATTTATAACTTATGCATCTGGTGTAATAGAGTACAAAAGAGTTTGTAGAACCTGTAGAAGAAATCAATCAGACTTACTTAAAGAGTTAAAGAAGAAAAACCCTTACCCTGCAGAAGACTATTGCTGCCCTATATGCGACAGAGATATAAAAGAGATAGGGCGTAAAGGACAGAAGAAGCTACAGAGTTGGGTGTTAGATCACTGCCACACTAAAGAAACCTTTAGAGGTTATGTGTGTCACCACTGCAACACAGGACTAGGTAGTTTTAAAGATGATATTAATGTAATAAAGAATGCAGTACACTATTTGGAGAAAGCAAGATGAGTATATGTGGAGAGATAGAGAACTATGAGTGGCAGATTAAAACGTATCGTGTCAAGATACAAACCTTAGAGAAGCAGATAATTAACTACTCTAGGGATATAACTAGGGCTGCTGACAAGATACATGAGCTACGCATGGCTGAAAAGCAAGGTAAAATACAGACTGACACTAGCTTTGAAGAGCACTAAGAGGAGACATAGATGGAACTAGCACTAATACGAACTCTGATGGATAAAGAGTTCTACGACAACAACAGGGGTATTCGTACACCTGACAAGTTGTTCAATAAAGACGTGCGTAAGATCAAGTCTACCTTGGACTACGCCATGCAGAACTACGAGAAAGACTTGACTGCAGCAGAGCTTGAGGCTTTGTTCTTTACTAGAGAAACATTAACAACAGCCAACAAGGAGTTTTACAGAGAGATATTTGTTAAGATACGCAGAGAGCAACCTATGTCTGCTGAGATAGCTAAAGAAGTAATGTCTAAGCTGTTCCAGAAGGTAGTAGGTGAAGAGGTAGTAAACATAGGGTTTGACTACGTGAATGGTGAAGACCACACGCTTGAGCCTCTGCGTAAACTTATTAATGACTACCAAGATGACTTCATGCCTAACCTCAAAGTTGAGTGGGGTGACATAACTATAGATACTTTACTGCAAGCTAACAACGTACAAGCTAAATGGAAGTTTAACATACCGTCACTACAGCGCAAGGTTGAGGGTGTCAGTGATGGACACCTAGTTATCGTAGGGGCTAGGCCTAACACAGGTAAGACTAGCTTTCACGCCTCTCTGGTAGCCTCAGACGGTGGCTTTGCTCACCAAGGTGCTAAGTGTATTGTTCTGTGCAATGAAGAATCCTATGACCGTGTAGGTGCTAGATACTTGAGTGCAGCATCCAACATGTCTATGGAAGAAGTCAGGGGTAACTACGCCTTGGCAGCTACAAGGTACAAACCAGTGTANGACAACATCAAGATCAAGGACAGNACAGGTAAAGATATGAATTGGGTTGAGGCTGTAGTGAAAGGATACAAGCCTGACATTCTTGTGCTTGACATGGGTGACAAGTTTGCCAGTAAGGGCAGTGGTGACTCACACATTTACTTGAAGGATGCAGCCATACACGCACGTAATATTGCTAAAGAGTACGGCTGTGCAGTTATATGGATGAGCCAACTATCAGCAGATGCAGAAGGCAAGATATACGTTGACCAATCTATGATGGAAGGCAGTAAGACAGGCAAGGCAGCAGAGGCTGACCTGATGGTGTTGATTTCTAAGAACCCACAAGTAGAAGGTGCAGAAGAACAAGACCCACAGCGTCACTTGAATATAGCTAAGAATAAACTAACTGGTGGATGGCATGGTGTTGTACACTGTGAATTAGATGGAGACAGAGCAAGGTATGGAGCATAAGTATGAAGAGAGTTTTAGACGTAGAGAACTCTATAACTCTGCGAGATGGAAAAATATACAACGATCCTTACGAGGCAGCAAATACACTTACTCAGGTGGGCGTTCTGTGTTTAGATACCACTGACAAACACATACTAAACTTTGACCACGATGAAGCTACAGATACAGATGGTAACAACGCTTGCAGACTGCAGCGACTACTAAACAGCACCACCTTACTGATCTTACATAATGCTCAGTACGACTTGTGTTGGCTGTGGGCTAGTGGCTTTAAGTATGATGGAGATATATACGACACAATGCTGGCTGAATACATACTACTACGTGGCTTGAAGGAACCACTCAGCTTAGAGCAATGTGCAATAAGAAGACAACTACACTACCAAAAAGATGATACACTTAAAACCTATTACAAGAAGGGATACAATACAAATGAAATACCGTTGGATGAACTCAGCCATTATCTTGAGTATGACTTACGTACTACTGGTGAGTTGTACTACGCCACAGATAGGGATTACCAAACCCCTGCTTCAGCCTCACTTAGAACCATTCGTGATGTCACATTCAGAACTTGCAAAGCCCTCACCAGAATGTCAATGTCAGGAATCAGGGTGGATCAATCAGCCCTCTCACTCGTCGCTGATGAGTTTAGAAGAGAACAGTCAGGAATACAAGATCGTTTGTACAGGCAAGTGCGAACACTCATGGGAGCCACACCCATAAACCTTAACTCACCAGAACAGCTATCACAGCTTATCTTTAGCCGCAAGGTTACTAACAAGAAAGAATGGGCTGAGTTGTTTGAGTTTGCAAATACACTAAAGGACTTTAAAGATATAGTAGAAGCTAACAGTAAGTTTATATACAGAACTATAGCACTCAACTGTCGGCAGTGTGACGGTAAAGGTAAGACTTACAAGACTAAGAAGGACGGTACGCCTTACAGCAAACCTAACAAGTGCTCCAACTGTAACGGTATGGGATACACACTTAAAGATACAAAGCAGTTAGCTGGCCTACGGCTTGGGCCTACAAGTAAGAAGTGGGTTAGTGCTAACGGCTTCAGCACAGGAAAGGATAAACTAGATGCGCTTATTGCCACAGCTAAGAATAACTCAATGCATGATGCAGCTACGTTTCTGGAGGATGTTAAGCGGCTTAACGCTATTAGTAGCTACCTCAGTAGCTTTGTGGATGGCATTTCCAAGTACACTAAACCAGACGGATTCCTTCACGTTAATCTTACCCAAAGTGTCACCAGTACAGGTAGATTTTCTGGACGCAATCCCAACATGCAAAACATGCCCAGAGGAGGAACCTTCCCTGTAAAACGTGTGTTTATCTCTAGGTGGGATGGTGGTAAAATTTGTGAGGCCGACTTTGCACAACTTGAGTTCAGAACGGCTGCATTCCTAGCACAGGACACCGTAGCCATGCAGGAGATCAGTACAGGATTTGATGTACACTCCTACACGGCAAAGGTTATCAGTGATGCAGGGCAACCTACAACTCGCCAGGACGCAAAAGCACATACATTCGCTCCTTTATTTGGGGCCACAGGGTATGGCAGAAGCAAGGCAGAAGCTGCATACTATGAGCACTTCACTGAGAAGTACAAGGGTGTGGCTGCGTGGCACAAGAAGCTAGGAGATGAGGCTGTGCGTATGCTGAAGATAACTAACGTCAGTGGCAGACAGTACGCCTTCCCTGATGTAGTACGCAGAAAGAGTGGCGGTGTAACGCACTTCACTATGATAAAGAATTACCCTGTGCAGGGCTTTGCTACTGGTGACGTTGTGCCTGTAGTTATAATTGAGATGGAAAGACTACTTGAGCCTCTGCACTCTTGCCTAGTAAACTCAGTACATGATTCAGTTGTAATTGATGTACACCCACAAGAGATAGATCAGGTACTACAAATAATAAATGATCTTAACGGAAACCTTAACAACTTGATACATAAGGAGTACGGAATAGAAATGAATGTACCACTACTATTAGAAGCTAAGATAGGTGATAATTGGCTTGACACAAAGGATGTTATGTGATATAACAGACCTCTTATGAAACGTTCACAAAGGATACATAGATGAACAATACAACAGCACTAAGCGTAGACAACATGAACCTAGCTGATGCAATGGGCTTTCAAATTTCAGCATCTAGCGCACAAAAAAATAACCTTTGCAGAGTAAAGCCCATGATATTACAGGAAATTAATAAAGAAACAAAAAAGATTGTTTCATCTCCTGTATTTCAGATGAAACGTGATGAAGAAGAAGTGTATTGCCGTAAAATGGTAGTTCGTTTGTTTGTAGAGCGTCAGCGTTGGGAAAAGTGGGATAGCGCAGCTAATACTACACAAAGGACTGTGATGGCAGCAAACTTAAAGAGTGATTTAAAAGATTCTTTAGGTACTTTTAATCTAAATCGTGGTGGCTTTGTTGATGATTTTAATGCCCTACCTGAAGATAGAAAGCAGTTTATACGCAATATTAAAAGCTGTAAAGTTATGATGGGAATGACAACATTAATTGAACCTTTTTACGAAGGGGGTGAACCTGCTACAGGTTTTAATGAAGAAACACCATTTATAATGGATGTTAAAAACCGTGATAGTAAAAAGAACATTCAACACAGTGTAGAAAAGCTTATGCGTAAAGGTTTAACACCAGCAGAGCACACAATAACCTTGACAGGTGAAGCAAAGGATATGCCTAACGGTAAATATATAGTTATACACTCATCTTTAGGTGATCTTGTAGGCTTTGCTGATGGTGACAATGATATACTCAAAGAATGTGTAGAGTACGTTCAGCGTAGCAACGAGTATATCCTTAACAAGTGGGATGAAGCTAATGTTGAGAACTTGTCTAGTGAGGATGCAGAAATAGTAAATAGCATTGTTGATGTTCAGGACTTTGAGTAATGAATCACCCTGCTGAACTTTCTTTACACTCTTACTTGAGGGGTGCTGTTGATGGCAAGTCAACTATGTCGCAAGAGGTCATTGACCAAGTAGCTGAAGACATAAAGGTTGCCCTGCACAAACAGTTTAACCCTGAAGAAGAAGAGCCACGCAAGTTTAAACTAAGGATGTCCAACATTGGGCGTCCTACATGCCAGCTTTGGTTTCAAAAGAATGACCCTGACAACGCAGAACCTAAACCTACATCCTTTAAGATCAACATGATTATGGGTGACATTGTAGAGGCTGTATTTAAGGGGTTACTTAGGGCTAGTGGTACTACCTTTGATGATAACGACAGAGTAACGCTTGACTTACCTAACGGTGGTAAGGTTAGTGGTGAGTACGACATGATCTTGGATGACAAAGTAGATGACGTTAAGTCTGCTTCGCCGTGGTCTTATGAAAATAAGTTTACAGACTTTAACACCCTAAACGCAGGAGATTCATTCGGTTATGTATCACAGTTAGTAGGTTACGCAGCAGCAGCAGGTAAAGATATAGGTGGCTGGTGGGTAGTCAACAAAGCTAACGGTAGCTTTAAGTACGTGTCTGCTGAAGAAGCTAATACTAAAGAAGTACTAGAAAATATAGAGGATACATATGACTACATAGATAAAGACAAACCTTTTAAAAGATGCTTTGAACCAGTGCCTGAGACATACTTTAGGAAGCCTAGTGGTAACATGAAACTAGGTAGTAACTGCAGGTTCTGTGACCACAGATACAAGTGCTGGCCTACACTACAGGCTCTACCATCTAAGGTATCAAAAGCTAAAGACAAACCAATAGTAGAATACATATCTGTAACAGAGGCAGCTTAACATGGCAGAAGTAAAGATAAACGATATACAATATGACACAGACAGCATGACAGAGGAACAGCTAGGCTTACTGAATGTCTTGCAACAAAACACTGTCATAGCTAATCAGCTAGACCATCAGATACAGTGTGTACGTGCTGTAGGTAAGGTAAAGCTAGAAGAGCTAAGTAAGTTACTAGATGCCACAGAGAAGGCATAGTGCAAGAAGGTATCGCAGTGGTTTAGAGAAGGATGTTGCTGCTTACTTAAAAGATACACAGAAGAAAGTCAGGTATGAATGCTTAAAGATTGAGTGGGAAGACCTACGGTACAGAACATACACGCCTGACTTTATTCTGGACAACGGTATTATAATTGAAACTAAGGGTATCTTTGACAGTGAGGACAGACGTAAACACATGGAAGTACGCAAGCAGCACCCAGAGCTTGACATACGCTTTGTGTTTAGTAACTCCAAAGCTAAACTATACAAAGGAGCCAAGAGCAGATACTACGAGTGGTGTGACACTAACGACTTTATGTGGGCGCATCGTGTGATACCTGAAGCTTGGCTAAAAGAAAAAGGTAAAACGATTACACTAAAAGTAATAACACTGAAAACAGAGAAGAGGAATACCTAATGAGCTACGAGGTAAATGATGATGAGGTAGCTATTATACTGCGTCCTGTAGATGCAGATGAGAATGGTGATTGGACAGGAGAGCTTAGTACAGGTTTAGTAGTAGGTAAATCTAATAAATTTAAAATAGAGGTACTGTCTTACTTGGTACACTTAGCTACACTGATGGGTACATTCTTGGAACTATCACAAGAAGACGAAGACTTATATAATGAAGTTGAAGAACGTAGAAATCATCACTTAGGGGTTGACAAGAAAGAAGAAAAAGTGTATGAAGAAGTAGAAGGTACAGAAGGTAAAGTACTGAAACTAACTAAGTACACTAAAACATTTGGGAATGCATGATGAGCACACTAGATTTACCAAGCGGTGACTTTGAGATAGCTGATCTATTCAGTGATGATCAAATCATTACACTAACAGGAGAGACTACTTTGTACGACGATGTAAGTAAACCAGCACACTACAACTTAACTGATGGTATAGAGTGTATAGATTACATCAAGCAGGTACTAGGACTGCAAGGCTTTGTAGCTTACTGTAGAGGTAACGTTATGAAGTATAACCACAGGGCAGCATACAAGAATGCTTCACCTGTAGAAGACTTAAAGAAAGCCGCACAATACTTAGAGTGGGCTAATGATACACTGAAGGAAATACACAAGTGAACAAGAAAAGGTTTAGCGTAACATTTGTACTTGATGTTGAAGAAGACGGTAATATCTTATCTACTGTTGAAAACCACCATGTAGATGATATGTGTGACTTAGTGCGTAATACGTTTCACGACATAGATGATGTAACCTTAGATAACTTAAACATCAGGGAGAGAACATGATTAATGATACAGACTTAGAGGCTTTCGGTTACTGGAAAGAACAGTGGAAGAGTAGGCCGCTAGACTTAAACGCCTATCAAGCAGAGGCACAGAAGACAGCTATCTATGGGGTAAACCACGCAGTAATATACCCTGCACTAGGGCTTGCAGGTGAAGCTGGTGAGGTAGCTAACAAAGTAAAGAAGATGCTACGTGATGGTGACTTTGATAGAAACGCTGTAGCTGCTGAACTAGGTGACTGTATGTGGTACATAGCTGCACTAAGCAGAGACTTAAACATAAGCATGGCTGAGATAGCTATGACTAACCTAGAAAAACTAATGAAGCGTAAAGCTAACGGTACTATAAAAGGAAGTGGGGATAATAGATGAGCAACTTACTACCATCAGACTACCAATCTTTTATCCACACTTCACGTTACGCTAAGTGGCTTGAAGAAGAAAGCCGTAGAGAAAAGTGGGATGAGACAGTAGGACGCTACATATATAATGTAGTTGATCACGTAGTCAAAGATGCATTTGTAACTGCAGAAATACAAGATGCAATACTAAGCCTAGAAGTTATGCCTAGCATGAGAGCTATGATGACTGCTGGCCCTGCTTTAGAGCGTGACAACACAGCAGGGTACAACTGTAGCTACCTACCCGTAGATGACCCTAAGTCCTTTGATGAGGCTATGTTCATCTTGCTCTGTGGTACTGGTGTCGGGTTCAGTGTTGAGAGGCAGTACATCACTAAACTCCCTGAAATTCCTGAGTTGTTCTACAGTGATACTACTGTCGTTGCTAAAGATAGTAAAGAGGGTTGGGCAAAGGCGTTCCGACAAGTGCTTGCTCTCCTGTGGGCTGGTGAGATACCTCAGTGGGATGTCTCACGTATACGTCCTGCTGGTGCAAGACTTAAAACATTCGGGGGTAGAGCCTCTGGCCCTGCACCCTTGGTAGACTTGTTTAACTTCGCTATTACTATCTTTAAGAATGCACAAGGGCGTAAGCTAAACAGCATTGAGTGCCATGACTTGATGTGCAAAGTAGG